GCGGAACCACCTGCCACCACATTGCCAACAGCGGTGATGCGGAACCGCTCCGTGCCGGTGCTGAAACTGTTTGCACCGCTGCGATACACCAACGCATCATCGCCCGCAGGGTATCCCAAGATGCCCGAGTCGCGGATGCCGGAAACGCCCCAACGAATGAACGGAGAGAAGGAATCAGTCGGCGCGGTCGCAATGACTTGCGAATTTGCGCCAGAGTTAAGGGCGCGGATGTTGCCAGTAACATCCAACTTTGCACCCGGCGAACTCGTCCCGATGCCGAGGTTGCCGCTGTTGTCGATTACGAAATCATCGACCCAAGCAGCGGTGGTGCCTCGCTGAATTGAGAAAGTGCCAGCGGCAAAACTACCGGCTGTATTGGTGTTAGTGAGTCGATACCCGTAAAAATCCGAAGCCGAATAACCGAGATGAATCGAACGGGTTACGCTGGCGCCGTTGTTTGCGCTGCTGACATCGAGGTTGCCACGAGCCGTCGACCCAGCCGTCCCGATGCCGAGGTTGCCGGAGGAGTCGAGGCGCATGGCCTCAACGCCGCCAACCGACGCGGCTAGCGTGTCCGCAGCGGGGAACCAGAGGCCGGTGTTCTCGTCGCCGGTGTTGGTGAGCGAGGGGGTTGCGGCGGCACCGTCAGCGAGGGCGAGGGTTGCGCCGGTTGCGCCAGCCTGCACCAAGGCCTGTGGCGTCACCTTCTTCGTCTCCACCGCAGAGGTGTCGACGATCGGCACGAAGTCGGCGGTCGTCACAACGTCGGCTTGCACCAGCGTCGTGAGTTGAGAAATCTTCTTGTCAGCCATGCGTTATCACCTCGGCGCTCAGCGCCATCCGTTTACCCATCCGCCAGGGCGACCTGCCCGTCTTGGGGGCAGCCTTCGCGGCACAACCGACTCCGGCGGCGTAATCGTGGCCGGTGTCGGTTCCGTTTTCAAAACACTCTCCGGGGCGGCCACGGCGGCCGGTCTCCGAGTCGTCAGCACCTGCGGCCCGCCGCGTCCCACGAAGGCGGCGTAGGCGTACACGGCGCAGTCGAGCGCCTCGACGCGCGCGCCGCTGGATTTGGGCTTGTAGGAGCGCATCCGGCGACCCTGCACGACGCGGTAGATCATCGTCTCGTTCGTGAGCTGGTCGAAGTAGGCATCGTCCACCGACGCGGGGAAGTGCACATAGCCTGCGCCGGGCTCGATGCAGCGCTTGAGGCGGCCATAAATCACGTCCTTCGCGGTGTCGACGCCGATCAGGTAGAGCTGGCCGGAGGTGCGGCCCGCGCGCCCCGCGCGGCGCGGGAACACCAAGCGACCGAAGCCGCCCGCGCCCTTGACCGCCCAGATGCGCCGAGCCTTGCGTTTCGCGCAGTAGGCATACACCTGCTGCGTGAAGTGCCCGCCAGAGTCCACGGCGGTCGCCTCGATGAGCATCGCGCGGCCGTCTTCGCTGGCGCGGGGGCGCGCGAGAAATGCGTCAAGGTCGCGCCATAGCGCATCGCTGCCGGGGTCGCCGGGGAGAACTTGATGCTCGACTAGCCACGATTCCTCGTCGCGCCCCCAGCCCCATACCGACGCCTCGAGGCGATCGTCCTGCACGTCGACGCCGCAGGTGAGGAACACAACGCCCGCCGGGATCGACTGCGGGGTGTACTGCTCGCGCCGCTGCGCAAGGCCAAGCGCTGCGACCTCATCGCCGCGCTCTTCGTAGGTCTCGCCGAGCGAGGTGTTGATCCACGTCTGCAGCGTCTCCGGCAGCTTCTTCGCCTGCATGAACGCGACCGCCATCTCGCCCCAGGTCGACCAGGGCGAATACAGCTCCGAGATGTGGAACGAGGCAAGGCCGCGGCTCTCCCGCGTCGCCCGCCATTCACCGGCGCGCAGCATCTCGTGTTTGTCGGCTTCGTCGATGAGCGCGCCGCAGTGGACGCAGGCGTACTGCGCGAGCTCGGGCTGCCCCTCCGGCCATTTCACCTGCGGCCACATCAGCCGCTGCGTCTCCTCGCAGTGCGGGCACGGCACGAAGTAGAAGCGCTGGTCGCCGGCGTCGAAGCCCGCCTCGATGCGGGATGAGCCCTTAATGGTCGGTGTCGAGCCTGCCAGCACTTTGCGGTTCCAGAATGTCGTCGTGCGCTTCTTGCCGAGGCTCACCGGGTCGCCCTCGGTGCCGGCGGATGCGGGGAAGCGATCGACCTCATCGAAGAGCACGATGCGGATCGGGCGCGAGGCCAGCCCCGCCGGGGAGTTCGCGCCCGCGACGGTCAGGTGGCCGCCTGCGAACTTCTTGTGCAGGAGCGTGTTGCCGCTGTCCCTCGATCGCGGGTCGGCGATGCGCTCAGCCAGGGCGGGCGTATCCCGCAGCATCGGCGCGAGGCGGTCCTTTGACCAGGCTTCGGCCATCTCGAGCGTCGGCTGCACCAAGAGCATCGGCGCCGGGTCTTGGTGGACGTGGTACCCGATGACGTTGTTGAGGATCTCGGTCCAGCCGACCTGCGCCGACTTCATCACCCAGATCTCGCGCACCGTCTCATCGGCGACGGCGTCCATGATGCCGCGCTGGTAGGGCGCCCGGTCGGTGCGCCAGATGCCGGGCTCGGCGCTGGCCTCGCTTGAGAGGCGCCGCTCAGCGTCCGCCCATGCGCTGACGGTGAGGTCAGGCGGCGGCTGCCATAGGCTCCGGGTCCGGTTCGAGCGGGCGCGCAAGCTCGGCGAGGGCGGCGTTGATTTCGGTCTTGAGGATGGCTCGGATTGCATTCGGGTCGGTTCGTCCGATTAGCTGCGGGGCTACCTTGGTGGGGAGGCTGAGCAGTTTCGCGCGCGCCGACAAGACAAGATCATCCCACTCTGCGCCGAGCTGCTCGATTTCGACGAGCTCGCCGCGGCGGATGCGGTTCTCTGCCTCCACCTTCTCGGCTTGGGCGGCGGCGAGGCGCTCGCGTTGGGTCGGGTGCCGATCGCCGTCCTCGTTCTCGGAGCCGCAGCGCTTCGCGATGAAATATGCGACGATCGCCGGCCCGTGATACGAGCCGTCATCGTTGCGCGGCGCGTCGGCCCAGTCGCGCAATGTGCGCGGCGTGATGCCCAGCAGGGTCGCGACTTGGATCTGAGACAGGTTCGTGATGCCGGCCATTGATTCTCCAGTGTGCCGCAATTCGTGGGCAGGCGGCTATTGTTCCGCTGGCGCTACAGTTACAACGGGGTCCGAATTACCCGTAGACGCGACCTCTCTGGGAGGACCCGCGACCCCTCCCCTGCACCATCTCGGTGCGTTGCGCCGACGCCACACCCCACTGTCGCGCCCACGCCACGCGCATCACATCGGCCTCTGCGTGGCCTGCGCCACCGCGAAGCCGCGTTCGAAGTTGGGGGCGAGCCGGGCGGCCACGGTGCGATCGATGGTCTCGTAGAACGGCAGGCGCTTGCGGTACCGCGGGGGCGAGTCGGTGAAAAGGAACACGGGGCGGATAGCGCCACCGAAGCCGAAGGTCACGCGCTCGTAGATGCCGGGCTTCAGATGCTTGGTTCGAAGTCTGCCAGGGTAGGCCACGAAGTAGCGCGACGGTCTCGCCTTCTTGCGCCTCAACTGCCGCTGCTTCGATGCCGCGGTCTCTCGACTCAGCGGATCTCGGCTTGCTTGCAGCTGCGACAGGATGGAGTTGATGACACCCCTCGGCACGTTGCCATAGGCGTCGAGCTTGGCCGCCCTGGTCGGTATTGCATACGACTGAGGCGGCATCACCCCTGCCTTAATCAGCAGCTTCTCGAACCCCTTGCGATCGCGCGCGCCACCGGTGATGTGGTAAATCAGGTACCGCACCGCCGGCACGCCCTTGAACGATTCGTCCTTGAGCTTCACCGTCGCGGTGAGGTCGCGCTTGCTGGCCGACTTCACGAAGACGGCCTTCAGCGTGTAGGGCGTCGGCTTGTCGAACACGCGCTTGATCTCGCCCTCGACCTGAGCTTGCGCATCCTTGGCCGTCTGCGTCAGGGCGTACGCCGTCGCGAACGGAATCTGATCC